TTTGATTAAATATTCAATTTCCACAATATTGAAGATTTGGTACATTAGGGTTATCTATACTATTAATTTTATTATTCCCTATTTGATAAGCTGCTGGTAGAGGTTTAGGTATAAATTCACCTGTGGGGTATATTCTAGATTTAGGTGTAATATTTACTACTCCTCGTTTAAGAGCATATTGGTTTTTATAAGGAAAAAAATTAGTAATTCCAGGAAGTTTAGATTCGTAAACTCTAAGAGTTTTTAGATTTTCTTCTTCATTATTTTCTTTTAAAGACCAACGAATTGAAAATATTTTATGTAAATCTCTATTATAATTTCTTTTTTTAAAATTTTCAAAAACATCTTTTGATACTTCAAAATAACTTTTAGAATTTATTCTAGTTACTATATATCTATTAAAATAACCATTTGCATAATCTATTGCTGTAGGGGAGGGTTGGTTTTGGGGGATAGCTATGTAATTATTTTGTTTATTAGCTATTTGGGGGTTTAAAGCTGAGTATACTCTATTATTAACAGGAAAATTATTTATATTATTAGGCTTTTCGTTAATAGGGATAAGTTTACCTATTATAGATTGGGGATTAAGTCCCGCATAAGCTAAACCAGTTGAAGTTAAGATATAATCCCCCTTATAGGGCCGGCCCGTAGATTCTAATCTATATTCTTCTCCATTAGTATATAAATTTTCATATCTATTTTTTGGTAAATAAGCCATTAAAATTGGGGATATAGGTTATATTTTGTATTATCTGTATCTGTAATAACTACTGACCCAAAAATACTATCTATGACTAAAGGGGTTCCTTGTTTAGTGCTTCCCCCTGAAGCTGCACCGATGCTTGGGCCTCGAGATTGGTTTATTTCAGCTTGAGGTATTTCTATACCTAAAGTATTTAGGGTTATTTTACTACCATCTGTAAAATCTATACTATTTACCCTAGGGATATTTCGAAGTAATTCTTTTACAGGAGTTCCAGCACCAAATCCATAAGTTATCCCAGATATTGTGTATTCATATATATCACTTCCAATAAATCCACCTGTTATATTTTCGGGGAGACTTGGGGTAAAATCTAATGGTTTATTAAAGGGGTTTTCTAATCTTAAAATAAACTGGGTTGGGCCTATAGGAGTTATAGTTACTATAGAAACTTCATTAAGTTGTGCTTCAGTAATAGCAACAGCTTCTTTAGATACTTTAACTTCTTCATTATCTTCTGGTGGGGGTTCGCCAAATATTATTTCCGATTTAGTTCTTACAGGATTTGGAAGGATTGTCATTTTTCCACTGATATCTGTAGTCCAATCCCCACCAGCTGTTATTTTTTGTTCTTCATTAAAAACTATAAATCCTATATTAGCATTAGCATATGCTTTAGGTAATCTATCTTTTTTTACTTTAAACATATTTCCTATTACTATTCCAGAAATACCATCTAAGGTAGCACTAAACTCTAAGGGAATAACTGAAGTAAATGAGGAATCTATATTAAGGGCCTCAGCTATATATGTTTCTTGTTGTTGAAATTCTTTTAAAATACCTGCAATATTACCTCCTTTAATTTTTCTATTATTTGCTTCTGCTGATAAGTTATCAAAAAATTGTATTTGATACTGTTGTAAGGGTTTTCTTAATTTTTTTCTTTTTGCTTTTAACTCAGATACTTTACTCTTTATATCATTACTTGTTTTAGTCCAGGTAGAAGTAATATCAGTACTAAAAAGTCTATTTTTTATTGACCTATTAAAAGCAGCAAATGTTACTCCATCTATATCTTGTATACTTCTAGGATCTTGAGCTTGTATAGCAATAGTAGATGCTAGAGCACTAGGTACATTACTAGTATATTCAAATTTTCTTAGTATATTTTTATTACTAAAAGGGATAAATGTATGTAAATCTAAAGGAACTTCATCTTTACTAACAGGTAAATCTATTATAAAAATAGTATTAGATTCTTTATCATCAGTTAAGACAAAATTGTGGTTAGGACAAGCTTTATTTACTTCAGCCCAAATATCATTAACAAAATTACCTACAGTATAATCGGGGTTATCCGCATTTGTTGTAGCAATATTATCAATCATATTAATATTTAGATATATACTTCCTATTCTTCTATTTTTATCTTGTTTTACAAGTATAGTATCATTAGTAATTAATTCGTTTTCATAAATAATACGACGTGCAGAATTTTTTTCATAGACTGCTTTTATATAATTTAAGGGAATCATATTAAGGTCTGGTAAGTAACCTAATGTTGTATCTATTCGAGTTTCACCTACTTTAGAAAATTGTACTGGTAAAATACATGTATTAGGGTCTGTTGAAAAATCTATAATATTTCTATTACCTGTTTCTTCATTATATGAAGTAATACTAGTAAATTTTAAAGGATCAAATCTTGATGTATTTTTATCTAAATCATATATCCTATCAGTTACTATATTTATAGGGTTTTTAAGAGTTTCATTTTTAGTTATTAAAGCTTCATTTATTAAAATGGCTAATGCATCCCACCTTATAAAGGGTTGATCATTTCTAAATTGTCCTATTTTACCCTCTCTATATTTTTTACCTGTAGAGGTAGTAGTGTTTTTAGAAATAATACCCCCCCTTGGGATAATATAGTTTCTTAATTCTTCAGCAGATGTTAGGTTAAGCTTTTTAATTAAAGTAGCTTGTATTGTTTCTGCCTGGAATCTAAGTAGATCTCTTAAAAAAGTAGATGAAGGAATCTTGCCAGCAACGGTTTCTAAGGTTTGAAACCTTGCTTCTGCTTCTGATCTTATATCCTCATCTTCTTCATTAATTTCATCTGTTGCATAGTTATATTCTGGATAAATTTCTTCTAAGGTATCTCCAAAAAGTTTACTTTGGTTATCAGATATAAAAGTGTAGTTAGTACCCCTTCCTTGTGTACCATCAAAAATATTAGCTAAAGTAAATGAATTAAAAGTAGCATAATTTTTTAAAGCTTTAGTTAAACCTTCTAATCCTCCATAGGTAGGAAATATTTCTTTTTCAAGAGCTTCATTAAATTTGTCTTCAGTAACATATGTTATTTCAGTACTAGAATTAGCAGTTGCCGTAAAATTATTACCAGTGTTAGAAGTTTGTTTATCTCCAGTTCTAACTGCTGATTCGATTTTTACTTCAGAATTACCTTCTTTATCATTTACTCCGGGTACTGTTTGGATAAGGGGATTAAGTTTAGATATATTAGGTGCTTTTATACTTTCTAATACTTCTCCTATAGAAACTAATTCTGTATAACAAGAATAACCTCCGTCTTCTCTTGCTTGGAATCCGAAATTTTTTATAAATCCTAGAAACCCATCGTAATTACCTGATGCTTCTTCTTTTAAGTCATTAATAGCATTAAATACCATTTGTTGAGTAACATTGTTAGTATAAATTAAAGATTCATCAGTGCCATTTATTTTTAATTTGTCCTCTACTAACCTTAAATTAGATTGCATTTTACCCCTATTAGTAATATAAGGTGCCCAGCCCCATTCTACTAGTACATTATATCCTGGTCTCATATATAACATTTCTAAAACCTCAAGTTGCCTTCTATTATGGCACTCAAAGTTTATTTTTGCCTCTCTTAATGAACCATATGCACTTTTAGTTCTTACATCTGCGTTTATAATTCCGGGCATAGGAACTATACCAAAACCATCTGGATCTGCATCTGCCCCTATTCCAAAATCTCCATAACCTAAATTTGTTTTAAGGCCAGGTTTTGGAAAAGATTCTCTAGGAGTAGTTACTCTTTTAACTACTTTTTCTCCATTAATATTTCGGGCAAAATCACTTAATACACCCCCTTCTAATATAAAATTTTGAGATAAAGAAGCTCCTTTTAATCTTTCAAAACCAGCATCTCCGGGTCTTCCATATCCCCCTATTTCTAAATTTACATCACTTACATAATCAACTAGTGATGTCATCCTTATTACACATTGTTTACTAAGGGTATAATTATAAAACACATCAGAACTAAAATTAACCTCATTACCACTTGGTAAAACAACAGAATGTGGATTTCTTCTAATGCTTCTTATTCCCTGATCATTAGTATTTCCTAAATCAATTAACTCCTCTCTAACTGCTAATTGATCTCGTACATAAGGTCTAAAAGTATCTTTAAAAATACTCATCTATTATTATTATTAAAACCAGAAAATCTATCAACATATTGTATGGGATCAGCTGGGATTCTTATTTGTTCTCCTAAAACTACATGATAACTATCTTTCCTAATTTTATTAGGATTAGCGGCTGCTATTACCCACCAAAACTGAACATCATTATAGAACTCAAAACTTAAATTATCTAATCTATCACCATCTTGTGTTATAATATACTGATCATTTTGGCTTAAAGGTATTTCGGGTAAAATAGTATTAATATAGTATCTTTTAAGATTGCGGTTTCTTAATTGTTTTATGTCATTAAAACGTCTCATAGTTTAAAAAGTAAGATTAAAAGCTGATGTATCAAGTGTATTAAGATTTACTTCTGGAGCTGTTTCAGTAGTAGCAGGTGTAGATATAGATGGTTCAGGATTCGTATTAGTTATAGGGGGTAAAGCTTTACCTAATTCTTCATTATCTGCTACTACTGGTTCTGATTTTTGGGGTTTAAAGGTAATATCCGGTATAATAAACGGTGTAGTAGGACTATTAGTAGGTGCAAAATTGTGAATGGGTTGGAAATTACAACTAACATCTAAAATATGTGGGTATTGACTTACATCACTATCTAAACCTTCGGGATCATGTTGAATTTCCCAAGGGTAGCTAGTTTGCCAACTTAAATTTACTGAGGTAAAAAATCCAGGAATTTCATGCATCCAATCTCCTATAGTAAGTCTAGAAAATACACCTCTCATTCTTCTATTTCTATATTCTGGGGCAGTTTGGGCAACTAAATAATTTAATTTTTCCCATAAAGGTTTTTGTTCATGTCTAGTTTGTGAATGAATCTTAAATCCAAAATCTATACCTCTTTGAAACCCTCCATAGGTATAAAATTCTTCAGCTCTACCATTATATTTGTAACTATTCCAAGTTCCCGTATAGTTATCACTTAAACTATCTAAAAATGCTCTAAATAATATAATTTTATCATTTAAAGGGTTATCATTATCTACTACTGCTATTCTAAATTTAATATAATCGGTTAAATTAGGATCTTGAAGGTCTTCTCTATTAAATATAGCTTGGGCTGAAATTTGGTCTATAGTGTCAATATTATAAACGTTACGTTCTTCTCCTTGTTGTTCAATTCCTGGGCTACCTAATTTATATAGTCCTATTCTTGTTCTGTTATCTGGAATAGGTTTGCCTATAGGTTTATTATCAACTGTTCCACCTACATTCCTATAGTCTTTATGTAATTGGCTTGGTATATCACCTTGTCTTAACTCAAATAGTTTTGTATTAAATAAAGGTAAATATCCATTATTATCTATTTGGCCTAACGTTTTATCACTAATTATGTAAGGATTACTACGAAATCTTTTAATGGTAGTTTTACCTATACCAAAAGTTGAGTGAGCTCCTCCATTATATTCTCTAATAGGAATTATATTAGATGCAGCACTTATTGCTTCGGTAGGAATCCCAAGATCTTCAAACACCGCTGAAGTTTCAGAGGTTTTTATATATAACTTTTCATAAACTCCTCTTAAAACTAAATCTGAGTTTATATCTTCTCCATCTTTTACTATTTCTAGTAATCTATTTTCATATTTAGGACCTCCTCTAGCAGAATCATAATTATATCCTGATTCAAATTTTGTATCTATTAAGCCATCTTTTCTAAATCTAATACCTGCTGCCCCTGTACCTGCGGTAGCTAATACACTAAGAGGAAGTGTTTTTCTATTTCTAGGACCCCCAGTTGCTTTTTCTGCTAAAGCCGCAATTTTACTTCCTAACCCGTCTCCTTTTACTTTAGGATGAATAGGACCAACGGGATTCGTTCTTGCTAACGCAAGCTGGGCAACAGACCATGCTAATCCATTAGGGCTAATTAAGACCTTACCTAATCTTTCTAAATCAGTAACTGCTCTTTGAGCTAATGTTACTGCCCCACCCCTAACAAAATTATCAGTAACTTCACCTACTAATTCTAAAGTAGGATTTGTAGTAGAATCTTCTACTCCAGGTAAAGGATTACCATCAAAATCTTTTACTATTAAGGGAGGATCAGTATTAGCATTATCCCCATATGTAAATGATCTTTGTCTAAATTGTTGGGTAGAAGTTGTCCCATCAGGGAGATTTATAGTAAATGACCCATCTTCAGCATCAAGTAAAAGATTTTTTAATTGAATAGCCATAGAACATATTAATCAGGAAGGTCATTTATATACTGGTCTGGAGTAGTCTCGGCAAAATCTCCTATAGTATCTATAGAACCGATTCCAAAAGGACCCATTCTATCAAATAGTGACGTTAGGTTAAAAAGAGCTGTTTGAGAATTATCTGTAAATTGTTCAGGAGTTATGCCTTCTAAATCTAAATCATCTGGGCCACTTGATGCAGGGGCTGAAAAAGATGAACCACCATAAGCAAATTGGTAATTTGGACCTAATAAAGATCTACCTGCTTGGTCGACACCGGGGCCAGCATGTAATTGAGAATTAGCAGGTATATTAAAAGGATATGCTCCTCTTTCTACACCAGGACCTACAATAGGAAAATTAGGACCCGTTTGATTTTCCATATCACTAATGGGACCACCCCCTACTAAGTCATAAAGTGATTCTAAATTTTTAATTGCCATAGTTGTGTTGTTTTGTTATAAATATTAAGCAAATGTAGGACTTGCTTGAAGTGCTTGAGTACCCCCTAATCCTCTACGGCCATTGCCATTAGAAGCTTGGAAAGCATCCCAATTATTTTGGATTACTATAGGTTGTGAAGGAGGAGTTTTATTAATATTAGGTGATACTGCTATACCATCACCAGCAGCAGTAACAGCGGTAGCACCAAATTTATCTGTAATTTTGAAAGGACCACCACCCGGAGGGGCTATACCATCAGCAACTTGTTGTTCTGCAGATCCAATAGCCGCATATAATCCTGCTACTCCTGCTGCTGCTAATGCAAATCCTACAGGTCCTAAAGTAAAAGCACTTCCAAATATTTGAGCAACTGCATTTATTATAGACTTAATTGCTATTGCTCCTAAAATGCCAACTAAACCAGATAATGCTATTTTTGATTCTGCAATAAATCCTACAAGAGCCCCAAATCCTTCTATTATTGGTAGAGCTACAGTTGCAATATCTCCTAGTACTGTTGCGAGTTTTTCTTGGGCTAATGTAATTTTTTCTTGTGTACTTAATTGTTCTAACCGGTCAGCTAATTCATCTTTACCAAGAGCTCTTAACTCTTTAGCATTCATACCTTGAGTTTCTTGTTTAAAGAGTATATCTGATAATTTATCAGAACTCATACCAAAAGCTGCTGCTAATTTTTCTTGTTGTATTACATTTAAATCACTAAATTCACTAAATGTACCTGCTTGGGCTGCTAACTCACGTGCTAATCCTTCTTGATCGCCCGCTAGTGATAATGCTCTTGCTCTTTCTAAGTTAAGTTGTTTACCTGTTAGTAATTCAGCTTCTAATTCACTTTCAATACTGCTTTCAAAGTTAAGTAATGCTTTAGAACTTGCTACAATATCATCTAATTCAGCACCAAATAATTTAGCTGCTGTAACTGCTTTTGATATAGCTTCTGGATTAGCACCTAAATTTGCTCTTACTTGGCCTGTAACTTTACCAGTAGCTTCTAAAACGCCCTTTAAATCTAATGCTACTCCTGCTTGTTGTTGTAGGTTATAAGAAGCTGCTAAAGTATTTTCTTCTACTTCTCTAAAAGTTTCACCTGATCTTTGAGCTTGGAAAGCTAAACTAGCAGCAGCTTCAGCCGATAAACCTACTATTTCTGTTAATTTTGAAAAAGTAGCAGCTATTTCATTACTAAATTGTACTGAAGTTCCTAACTGGTCATTTAAAGCTACTTGTGCTTTACCTATTCTTACAGAATTAACAGCTATATCTCCAGCCTGAAAAGCAGCGGCGGCAAATTCTTGTTTTAAAGCTGCACTTTCCTCTTTAGATAGATTTAATCTTCTACCTATACTAGATGTTTCATTATCAACTGCAATTAATTGTTTAAGGAAAGCTGCCCCAATCTGTAAGCCCGCTTGTTGGAGCATTGCCCTTCTTTCTTCCGCATCAATAATTCTTTGGAAGAATTTTTCAGTGTCACTTAATAGATCATTTTCTTCCTCTGTTAAGTCTTTATTTTTTTCGGCACCTTCAGCAGCCTCTTGTAAAGCTTGAGCCATATCCCCTGCTGTAGAAGATGTTTTTTCAAGGACTTGTGCTAATTCTTTAATAACATCCCTTAATTCGGACATTGTGCCCCTTAAGTTTTCTGCTCCTTCATTTATATCATCAATTTCTGCCATTTAAATTAACATAGGGTGTTTATTATAAATATAAGAAGATTTATCTTTTATTAATGTTAGGCATTTTTGGCACACTAGAAGTAGTGGTTGAACCTTCTCTTGCTTTTTGTAACTCTTCGTTTTGTTTTTTATGCAAAACATCTATTTTACGAATATGATATCTTCTAATATGAATAGGCATTTGATATACTTCAGAATATATAAAGCCTCCATTTCCATAATAGACTAAATCATGAACTTCTTGATAAACTTGAAGTTTATATTTCGGTGTCAGGCCAAAAAAAGCTGATCCCAATAGGGATCTTAACGCCTTTCACGTCTCCAGCTTCATTTTCCAGATCAAAAGTTAAATCTACATCAGGCTGTATTTCTTTGATGTAAGATCTTAATGCTCTAGCATCTATAGCTAATAAATGCGTATCTACAAACTCTCTTATGGTTTTCCTTTCGTAATCACCATCTATAGATAGGATCATATGTTTTAATCTAGTTGTAAGTTCTGGTTTTTCTTTCTGAATTTTTTTGATTCCTTCTAATTCTTTTTGAATTTTTCTTTCATCTCCATGAGATAAAAGTTTAAAAGTAACAGATTTTTTTAAAGTAGGTAAAGTAAATTCAAATTCATTTTTACCTTTTTCTGATAAATGTTCTTCTTTAAGTTCTTTATCAGCTACTTCAGTAAGATCTACTGTATGTTCTTCACCTCCATATTCAAAAGTGTAATCTTTACCATAGCCTAATACCCTAGCAGCTATCATAACTGCATTTTTATCACCTATAATTAAATCATTATAATTAATGGGTGTAATAATTAATGATTGTAATAGTTTATCTATTACAGTTCCATTTTTAATATAACTATCGTTAGTAAGAATATCTTCTTCTCTAGCGGTCATATATTTCATTTCAAGTACACCCTTAGCTAATGGGTTATCTTTAGGATATATTAATCCTTTTGAAGGTAATGTAACTTCTTCTGTGGGGAATAGTGATTTATTTTCCATATTGCAACTTTATATGTTTGCATATACATATGTAAAAAAAAGAGGTGCTTGCGCACCTCTTAATTTATTTATGTTAAGAATCTTAGTAATTTAAGATTGCATAATCCATAGCAATTGTTAAGCTAATTTCCATAGGCGAAGATGAAGTCCAATCACCATTTCCAAATTCAGCATTAGTTACATAAGCACCTTTACAAATCCATTCTTCTACTACATCACCAACAGGGCCTAAAGTATTGAATCTAATATCTTTTTTATAAAAATCAGAATAACCATCCCTACCTGTTACTGATTCGTGGTGGAGGCGAACCCATTCCATCACTGCCTGGGCTCCCGAAGGGGTTACAGGATCATATAATGTGCAAGTAATAGGAGTCCAGTCGGATTTACCTTTAACTTTCCTTTTTACATTAATATGGTCAAGAACTACTTCTTCTGCGGTGTATTTAGGTTTATCTGCTGATTTAATTAGATAAGCAGGAATACCGTCTATATAAAATATGAATCTATTTTGTAGCTTAGGTTCGTAAGCCGTATAGAACATATCTGCTGAACTTAATATTGCCATTGTGTTGTTATTTTGTTATAAATATAATGTTCTTAAACTTTTAGTCGTTAAATGTAGCTCCCGTTGGTTGAATTGTATAATCTAATATTATAAACTCAGCTGTTTTAGTAGGTTGAATAAATATTTGGCCTACTAATTGGTTTCTATCTATTGCTTCAGCAGTGTTATTAGTTTCATCCATTACAACTCTAAAGGCAAATAAACCTTGTCTTTGTTGTATTGATTCTAAGAATGGATTTACTGCGTTTAAGAATCTATTTCTAGTTTGAGTTGTATTTTGTTCAAATACTAAGTTTTTAGAAGTATCACCTATAAAGTTTTTAAGAGTAATTAATAATCTTCTAACATTGATACGGTCTAAAGCACTTGCTTTTTTCTGTAGTGTTTTCTGGCCAAATGCTACAGGTCCTACTCTTGGGAAGGTAGCAATCGGGTTAACTTTATTATCATATAATTTATCTCTTAAAGCTTGTGTTACTTTAAATTCTGATCTTACAATAGGTAAGCCACCTCTATTTAATCCTGCTGGGGCAAAGAATGGAGCAGCTACTCGGTCATTAAAGGCATATACACCTTGCATTACTGTTGAAGCGGGTGCCCATACATTTCTACTTAATTCTGTAGATGGGACTTTAACCCACGGCCAGTAAGTACCAGCAAAATTAGTATTTAACTCTCCTGCTTCACCTGTAACGGTTGTTACATTTGAACCATAGGGTACCATATCGGCAATATAAAAACAATCACCTCTAGTTTCACAAAGTTCCACAGCTGATGCTACTGCTCCTGCATAATCGGCATTATATATTCCTGGTAGAGTTAAAGTAGCAAATCTATATTCATCTGTATTTTTAAGAATATTTAGAGCTGTTGTGTAATCGCTTGCTTGTAAGCCTTGGGCGTTATCACTATTTATATTTTCAAAACAATTTAGAGGACCATTTGCACCACCAGATGAATCGTTAGTACCTGTGCCATCAAAGAAAGATCCACTTTGGTTTATTGGTAAGCTTGCACTATAAGGTATGCCAACAGCGTCAGTACCTACACTTCCATCATTAAGTATATAATCATCTGTTTTTAGATTTACAGATGCTACTCTTATAAATTTAGATTGATTAGCGTAATCACCTACAATTTTGATAAATGTTTGACCTTCCTGTGTAGTAACTTCTGTAGTTTGGTCACCGATTACTTTCGAGATAAAATTATCAGATTTTGGGTCTAAACTACAACCTACAAATGTTTCTAATACTATTTTATTTTGACGGTTATCGTCTCCTCTTCTCACTGATACATTAAAAGTACCCGCGGTATTATTAATTCCAGAAATTTCATATCTTAAATTATCTCTAGAACCTGTCATTAATGATCCATCTCCAAACTGTTTACCACCATCTAAAAGAGCGGTTGAGTTATTCATTACCTCTCCAGTACCTAATGTTTCTAATGTAAAGGGTTGAGTACTCGCTTTATCCGAAGCAGAAATATGTGTACTTGTAGCACCAGTAAATGAACCAGTAGCTACTCTAGTAACTAATATACTATTACCTCCATTAGCAAAGAATTTTTGTACTGCTATAGAGGTAAAAAATTCTAAGTTATCAGAAGCGGATACAAAAGTTGTACCAAATTTATTTTTATAATCAGCAAAAGAGGTTACTACTGTAGGTCTTTCTACAGGACCTCTTACAGCAGGGCCAACTATTGCTGCCCCTACTTCTACCGGGGCAGGTGTTATGAATGATTGATCAGTTTCTCTCTGAAATACTCCTGGTGATACTATTTGTTCAGCCATTATTTTTTAGATTACGTTGTTGTATATAAATATGGACTTATCTGTCAAAAACATTAACAGGGTTCAGACCAGTAATAAATATCTAAAAAATAATTAAAACAAATATTAATTTACTCTACTGGAGTGATAGTACCTGCATCTAAATCTACATTACCCTTACCATATTTTTCAAAAAGCTCTGTAGATAATTTTTGCTCTTCTTGAGCAAGTTTTTGCAATTCTTCTTGAATAGTAATTTTTTGTAATTCTAAGTTGTCTTCAGCTAACCCTATTTGACCTCTTTGGAATGTAAGAGTATTAATATTTTTTCTTAATTCTTTAAGAGCTTCTAATTCTTGGGTTTCTAATGTTTTTGTCTCTTTAATTGCCATAACTTTTAATTTTTTATGTTTGAATATACATATATGTTAAAATTAAGAAACACCATTTATTGATGCAATACTTGCAAGAGTAATTCCATTTACTGAAGCA